GCGTTTGCCTTTGGCAGTAGGTTCTACATAGGCAAGGGTGTGCGAGATATTCACCTGGTTCGATTCACCAATACGTGCAATATCGATAGTTACTTTGACTTGGCCTTTTTTGCCATTTGCTACAACGCCTTGAGCTACTTCTGAAATAGCTATACCAAGTTGTTGCGAGAAATTACCGCCTGAGAGGTCGGCAACGAATTGAGGTGCATCTGTTTGTTTTGTCATTTTGGTTTACTCACATTGGGTTGGTGTGTGAGTTAAATATAAGAAAACTTAGTTTTACAGTCAAGAGTATTTATAAGAAATCTTATCTTATTTGTTAGAAATCTTATTTTAATTATTAATAGATAAAAAAATACCCATCAAAAAGATGGGTAGTAAATGGATTAAACTTTTACGAAAATCAGTATGTTGAATATTCGTCGTAAGATTCAACTTCTGTATTTAGTTCATTTAAGCTACTTTCTGCATCAGGAACAACATCACGCCAGTTTTCACTCTCAAAGCGCTCAAATTGAGCATTAACTTCCTCAGTTTTACTTTCAAGACTTTCAATGTGCTCTCGCAAATTTAAAACTTCACTCTCTAATTCCTCAATTCTTAAATCCTTTTCACTGACCATGGAATCATATTCTTCCTGTGAAACGGTAACTTCTCCACACCCAACCAAGAAAAGAGCAAATACAAAAGATGTGAGCTTTAAATTATTCATTGTAATTAAGTCCTAAATATTAGCTTTTCCGCAATTTACTCTTACGTTTAGCTTTGTAGATATAGCGCATAGAATCAATCACTTCTCCTACGAAAATGCATTCTTCATCGAGTGGAATGATATTGGGCTTAAACTCTGGGTTAAGTGCTTGAAGGTATCTTGAACCATCCGGCTCAATTACGAGTTTTTTAAATGTCGCTCCATCGTGTTTGCGTACAACGATTAGATCACCAGACTGGATGTCACTGTACTGAACGTGAGGATCAACAAGAATGTAGTCACCTTCAATAAACATCGGTGAATTACTTAAGCCTTGAACTTTTAGATAAAAACAATCTTCACATTCTTCAGGTAGGGGCAACCATTCCTCAACCTGTGACATGTCAACAGCTTCAACATTGGTGAATACACCTGCCTGAACCCATGAGAGTACTGGTGCCATTTTTGGTGAAATAGGTGTGACATTCGTAGCGTTCTTCGTGGCTTCCCCTTTGCCTGTAAGAATGTACTCAGTCGTAACACCAAATTCATTTGCCATAGCCTCTAATGAGGCTGCTTTAGGCAAATACCCATCCTTTTCCCACTCAGTAACCGCAGGCGAGCTTACGCCTGCAATTTTTGCAAGTTGCACTTGAGTAAGTTTCTTTGAGCGTCTAAGCGCACGTATGCGCTGACCAGTAGTTTCGTTTTTCATATAAGTTATCTTACATATTGCTTTTATAAGTTTTCTTTGATTAAATGATAAGAAATCTTATTTTTAAGGTGTTGAAGATGACCAAACAAGAAGCATTGGCGCTACTTGGGGTTAATGGAGTTGAACTGGCTGGGCTTTTAGGAATTGAGCCGTCAGCCGTTTATCAGTGGCCTGAACAAAAAATTCCACTTGCACGTGAATACCAAATTCGCGACTTAGCGAATGGCAAAGAGCCAATTAAACACCAAACAGAAGCGGTGAAAGCATGAGCCTTGAAAAGAAATCTACACATGTACGCTTGTCTCCTGAAAACCATGAACGAGCAAAAGTTTTATCTGAAATCAAAGGCAAAGATCTTGCCCAATATATGGCTTACCTACTTGAGAAAGAAATTGCAGGTGAGTGGCATGTACTTAATTTACAAGCAAAATCATTTGAGCGCTTGGGAGTATCAGCTTTGTTGCGGGATTTAAGCACCGAAGTCGAATTTCGTGAGGGACCAGATGGGATTCACAGGGATTTAGAAAGTAAAAAAGCCTGATCTTGGGGATCAGGCTTTTGTATTCAATTCAGAGGGTAAATCTTTATGAATATGCCAATTATACCACATACGATTGCTGGTTCAATCAATCACATTGAAATTGCTCAGATTGTTCATACAGAACCTCGCAATGTGAAGCTTTCTATTGAGCGATTAGCCAATAAGGATGTAATTCAACTACCGCCAATGGCGAAAGTTGAAAACAAACAGTCACTTAGCCCTAACCGCTTCTCTGATGCATACGTTTTTAGCGGTGAGCAAGGGAAATTAGACAGCATTACCGTGGTTGCACAGCTTTGCCCTCAATTCACGGCGCTCCTGGTAAAGCGTTGGTATGAGTTGGAAAGCCAAGCTGCAAAGCCTGTTGAACTCAGTCGAATGGAGCTAATCCAATTGGCCTTGGCTGCTGAACAAGAAAACCAAGCGCTTAAGGACCATGTCGCCGTGTTAGAGCCTAAGGCACAGGTGATGGATGTGATTGCAGACACGGTAAACACATATTCAATCCGCGATTCAGCAAAAACTATCGGCATTCAAGAATCAAAGCTCATTGACTTCATGTTGAAGAAGCACTGGGTATACCGAGAAAACAGCCGTCACCGACGGTTATGTGCATACGCGCAACGAGTAGAGCAAAAGGTAATGGTAAACAAGGTTTCACAGGTGATTGCATGTGTAGAGGGTGACAAGGTGTACACCCAAGCACGCATTACAGCCTTTGGATTAACAAGATTGACGGCGCTCGTTGCTGCTGCGGGGTTATTAAACAAATGAGTGAAACATATAAATTTGACTGTGAAACACCAGAGGTGTGTCGAAACTGCGAAGAAGAGTATTCAAACCCAGCTTACACAAATATTTGTGCAGATGTTGTTATTTGCAACCTTTGCGCGAACACCATTTTAAATGTGGTTCATAAAGCACAGTACGGCACGTTTTTCTCTTGGACAGAAGAGACTCCAGTTCTACAGAAGGGTTATAAGAAAAAACACATAGGTAACAGCTTGAGAATGGCTGTATATGAGCGAGACGGCTTTAAGTGTGTGACCTGCGGTATTCAAAAAAACCTTACTTGTGACCATATCAAGCCAGAATCAATTGGCGGTGAAACTACATTCGAAAATCTTCAAACCATGTGTAAAAGCTGTAATTCAAGCAAAGGAGCTCGCTATGTCAAAGCTTCTGATTAATGAATCTCCATTACAGGTTCAGCCATCACTAGCCAGAGCTATTGGTTTAAATGAAGCTGTTTTTTTACAACAGCTACATTATTGGCTGGGTGTTTCAAAGTTTGTGCGTGACGAGAAGAAATGGGTTTATAACACCTACGATGAGTGGATAGACCAATTTAAATATATGTCGCTTTCAACCCTAAAACGCACAATAAAATCGCTTAAAGATCAGGGGTTATTGTGTGTAGAGCAATTTGATAATAAGCGATCAAATCAAGTTAATTATTATGCGATTAACTATGAGGTCTTAAATAAAATTGGTGAGGAAAATAGCCAAGCTATTGATTCTATTGATAAGGTCAAAATGAGCCAATGCAATGGCTCAAAATGGACTGATGGATTAGGTCAGAATGAACCAATGGATAAGGTCAAAATGAACCAATCTCCATTGGGTCAAAATGAACCAATCTGTAATACAAGAGACTCTCAGGAGACTTCGCAGGAGAATAATAAGAAAAAAAATAAATTTGATGCAGCTCAAGTTGAGTTACCAGCGAATGTAAATCGTGATTTGTGGATTCAGTTTGTGGACATGCGCAACAGCATCAAAAAACCACTGACTGAAAACGCCGTGAAGTTGCTGATCAACAAATTAATTGGTTTCGGTGTAGGTGCAAACCAATCGTTGGAATCATCGATCATCGGTAGCTACCAAAGCGTATACCCACCGAAGAATACAACCGCATCAGTTCAACAACCTTTGGAACGCCGTCGTTTTGGTAGCCAAGCAAATCAACCAGCGCCAATGCGGGATGTTCAAGGAGAGTGCGCATGAGCAATATCCAATTATTTGAGCAAGCATTTGCGATTGATTTCCCGATTGAAGTAGCGGACATGGTTCTTCAGCGCATGAGTGATCTTTACGGATCAGCATTCACGAAAAACTTTGAAGTTTATGCGGATGAAGAACTTCGCCAATTGGCCTGCACAGTCCTAAATGGCCTAACCCCAGCAGATATCGCACGTGGCTTAGCGCGCATGAACTCTGAAGAGTGGTGCCCGAAGAATTTACCGACATTCCGCAGCTGGTGTGAACAGGGCGGTGATTGGTGGACTGCTGATATGGCGTGGGCAAAGGCCATGCAGTTTGAATCAGATCCACAAACGAAGATCACAACGCTGACCAAGCGGGTACTTGATGAAGTTCGCCATGTATTGAGCGCAGAGGGGCAAAAATCGGCTCATTTCGCTTTCAAAGATATTTATATGGATTACCTACGCCGTTCTAAGGCGAGTGGCAAGACTCAAGAAATGTGGGTGAAGCCTAAGGCTCCAAAGCAGCTCGATAACCATGAACGCAACCGTACTGGTGTTCCTTGCCCGCCTGAGTTGGCAGCAAGAATAGGGAAGACGTTTAATCGTGTTGGGGGTGAAGCGTGAACAAAGAAGAATTTCAAGCTCGAATTACAGCAGCTCAAGCGGGTAAAAACACCACATTTTCGGAACTAGAGAAAAAGAAGACCCTGCGTGAACAGCTTGAGGGCGATTTAGAGTTGTTTTTAGCTCGTGGCGGTGAAGTG